TTTTGGCAATTGCCTTACCGATCGCTTTTCTTCTGTTATGAAGATACTTGTCGGTCTTATCAGTATCGCCGTCATTGTCAATGTCAGCGTCTTCTTGACCTACTGGATCAAGTTTTGCTTCCTTGACTTCCTTCTTCTTTGGACCACCACCCATGGCCGCGGCAGTCTGTTCGCCCTTCTTCTTCTCACCCTCATATGCTTCACCGTGCTCGGTCATCTCAACTTTGAGACCCTTTGCTCTCAGTCTAGAAATCTTTTCACGAGTAGCAAATCTAACATAAGACTTCTCACTCTTAGGATCAAATACTCTTACCTTATACTTTCTCTCTGGTTCTTCAGCAAGTTCTTGCTCGTAAGCAAGTTCAATAGCAGGTTCTTCCTTCTTGATACCTTCTACGAAAACTTTATGGTAAGCATCAGCAAAGTTCTTTTCTGCCCAGTCAACACTGGTGACCATATACTGCTCTGATACACCACCACCCTGCTTGCCAAACAGTTTCTCTCTGACGGCAGTCTTTTCCTGAGCACTCAGATTGCTATTTGCCATATACTCAGAATATGCTTTTCTGAGATCAATATCTTCCCTTCTAGCACGATAGCGGATGTCATAAACCGCCTGACGAATTCTCTTAGCAGAATTCTCTTGAGGTGTTCCACCTTTCGCGTCTCCCTTCTTAGCAGAAGATTTCGCTGCAACAGCAGGAGCATTCTTTCTTGCTGGAAGTTCCTCAGAAATATTGATAGTCATTGGAAGATGTTACTAGCTTACTTTTTTCCTATATTTATTTATGAATTTGTATCCTGTAAGACGAGCGACATATTGAAGATGAGCATCAGTCCCCACAAGTCTTTGATCAGGAGGAACACCAGAAGGTCCAGGATAATTTACAACCTTCTCAAAAACGTTTTTAATCCAGGGTTTAAACATTTCATCATCATCAGTCACACAGATGAGATAGTTAGCACCCCGACGCATGATTTCACCTTCCTGGTTACTCTCAATACATCTAATCATATCACCAACGGCAAAGATTTCTTCGTTGATGTACTTCTCTCTCAACTCTCTTTCATATCCAGCGGTTCCAAAATCAAACGATGATTTGATTGGAGCGTATGTAGTATGAGAGAGTTTTTTCTCATGTGGAGTTTGAGGTCGGTCTCTCTTTCCTATTCTCTGACCTTTATTATAAAACTCTAAACTACCACCGACAGTTTTAGCAACAAACTCACCAGTTTTTCTATCGTACCAACTTCCTCTATTTTGGTCATTACCTCTTACAAGTCCCAGTCTTGCCGCCTGGAACTCGGGGTTGTTCTTCAAAGCAGAAAAGGTTTTCATTATTTCTTTAATTCTGAACTAATCACGTTCTTATTAGTAGTAATATACCGAAGAACGTCGTCTCGTATCTTTATATATTTATCCTTTGACTTACCCTTACATCCATGAGATTTCTTAGTCAACGTGCCATAAACATAGGCAACGAAGTCTCTGTACTCCGTTCCCTTATAGTCTTTGATGAGTTGACTTATATAATCGCTCATAAAGTAAAAGGGGTCTGAAATTCAAACCCCACGATCTTTTATTATTTATCCACCAAGTTCAGCACATTCCCCGTTGATGTAGATAGTTCCTGGAGGACAATCATCTTGACATTCAACTTCTTCTTTTTCAAGTTGTTCGTCAATATCTAAGATGACATTACGGATATCAACAACACGTTCAGGAACTGACTTAGGATCGTATGTATAGACCTTAGTGTCAGTGAATAGTGCTTGACGGACTGCTGCCGCTTGGCGAGCATCCATCGTAATGGTAACAGTTTTCATCGGTCACCAACCTCACGATTTTCAGAATAGTATACGTCAAACTGACCACCTGGATAACGCTTCTCAAGTTTCTTCACGTTAGTGGCAACTACCTCATCAAAAGAAACTCCAAGTGCCATGCACGCTTGAGCGGCATACCACATCAAATCTCCAAGTTCAATAATAAGGTGTTCTTTGTTGTCTTCGTTCCAGGGTTTACCTTGGAAGATCATCTTCTTGATGATCTCAAGGAACTCACCACCTTCGGCGTTTAGACCAACACCAGCAGTCAGAAGACGTTCAATATTTGCACCTTTCTCATCCAGTTCAACCAGACGGTCAGAAAGAGCAACGAAATCAGTAGAAGCATCAGATGTCACTGCATCTACAAACTTCTGATATCGTTCAAAATCAACATGCTTTGCCATTAGAATTTAAATCCTTCGAATGATTTTTTAGGTTTGTCCTCCTCAGGATTATACTCTTCTTCTTGTCCAGAGTCAAGTATATTATCTTGTGCTGTCTGTTCACAATCATACAGACGCATCTTGGCACGATCAATACCAACAATGAAACGTTTATAGACTGACAAATCGTTATAACGATTTTTCAACTGCTTCACCATTATCTGACCAAGTTGTTCAAGTTCCTCAGTGCTAATAAGGGCAAACATAAGATCAGCAGTAGCAGGGAGACCAAAGGACTCACTAGTGTCAGTAAGGTCAACGTCAGAGCTACCATAACCAGAACGAGTGGTCTGGGTGGCAGATACGATAGGGACCTCGGCTTCGACAGCCAACCCTCTAAGCTCCTCTGCAATAGACTTAATATAGCTATATGAATTGATAGAGCCGCCTTGGCGATACCTGCTGGAAGCACATATATTAAGGTAATCAATGAAAATAATATCAGGTCTAAATGACTTCTTAAGTGCAAGTTCATTAAGAAGTGCCTTAAAGTGTCCACTGTGTGCACTCGCAGTCGGATACTCTTTAATTATAAGAGTGCCCTGCGTTTTCTTAGAAAGATTGGTCACTTTGTTTTCAAACATTGACTTTGGTAAGTCAGTCAAATCTTGAATAGGAACATTCAGGAGGTTCGCGTCAATTCGTTCAGCAATCTTCTCTTCTGCCATCTCCATTGTAATATAGAGAACGTTCCGTCCTTGGAGCAGCACGGAGCTAGCGACGTGGCACATGAATAGAGACTTGCCGACGCCTGTACCAGCAAGCGCGATGTTAAGAGTCTTGTTAGGTAGACCACCTTTCGTGATTTTGTTAAAGTATTCGAGATCAAACGGGATCTTGTCCTCTTTCTTGTGATAGAACTCATATCTTTCTTCGTAGTTTTGTAAGTAGTCATGTCCGATATTATTGTCAAACGAAACTGCCAGTGCATCAGAAAGGATACTAGGAATAGCATCCCGAGTCTTCTTATCATCTTGCCCATCAGCAATGCCGATAGATTCCATCAAGGCAAGATAAATGGCACGATCACGACACCACTTTTCAGTAGTATCTAGCAACCATTGATGATCCACAGGAGCATCAGTCAGTTCTGAAGTTAAGTTTCTAGTTTCTCTGACTTCTCCTTCATTAAGATCTGTACGATTTTCAATCTCAATGCATAGTGCCTCTACTGAAATAGCAGAACCATAGTTCACAATGAACGAGGATATTTCTTCAAAGATAACCTTATCAGAGCGTTGCTCAAAGTAATCAGGTTGAATAAACGGAATTACTTTACGAGAATACTCTTCATTGAAAACAAGGTTTCTAAGAATAGTTGTCTCAATTCGCTCCATAAGAATAAGTTTGTTTTGCAATGATGTCCAGTTTTTCCATCACCTCAGGGGTGAAATATGTCTCAGGGTCTTTCAAGATTGCCTTGGCATAGACTTTCTTGCCACCTATTTCATAACGACCTGCCACATTTTTCCAGAGACCACCCAGTTCTCCCAACTCAAGAAGACCATAATATCGATCAAGACCACGCTCATCGTAATAAAGGCGCACCGTAACATCTTGATTCTCCTTGCTTAAACGCGACTTAGCAGTCTTAGCCTTGATAAGGTTTCCAACGATTTCTGTTCCATCTTTCTCCTTTTTCTTTGAGAGATGGATGATTGTAGAGGCAGCATATTTGAGTCCAGAACCTCCACCCATTTCTTTGGTAGGAACGTAAGCACCGATGACATCGTAAGTGTGATTAGTAACGATCATTGGGATGTTTGCTTGACCCAGTTTGAGTGTGAGCATTCTGAAAGCACCCTTGATCAGTTGGGATTTAGTCATGTCCCGAACTTGCTTGTCGTTGAGTGTATCAGTAATCTCTTTCTCCGTGGAAAGCATCCCCAAAGAGTCTAGCACAAACATGCAGGGTTTGCGTTCATCTGCTGGTTTCTTAAGGTAAATATCAACTGCTTTGAGTGCTTTGCTACGAAACTCCTCAACTGTAACCACATTGATCACTACAGTGCGATCAAGGTCTAACCCACGACTTGCGAGAAGAGACTTGTTAACAGCGGCTTCAGTGTCAAAATATAGACAATACCCATCAGGATTAGAATCAAGGAAGTTTTTGACGACAGCAAGGGAGAAAAAAGTTTTTCCAGTACTAGACTCGCCAGCAATGGCAGTAATCTTATTCCCAGATACACCACCAAATATAGACCCTGAAACAAGTCCATTAAAAATGTACGAACCCGTGTCCACAAATTTTTCAGTATCGTCAATATCGGATGCGAGTTTTGTGTAGTCATCACCAATCTCTTTTACAATTTCTTTAAGAAAGTCCATTACGCAAAAAATAGTTCAAGGTTTACAGTTTTTTCAACGTTCCACCCGATAGCATCCAGAATGGATTTGAGTGGTTCCACAAAACTCTTTTCAAATTGTAGGTCATAGTCAATATACTTGTCAAGACCAAGTTCTGTAGGGAAATCCTGAATAAACGAAATGACATTCTCTTGAATGATATTAGGTTTCTTCAGATAGAGAAACTTAATTTTCTCGCCGTTGTTAATAAGTGAGTATTTATTGGTGAGTTTTTTCTCCTTGACATAATGATTGTAAAGAAGAGCACCACGGCAATGAATAGGAGTTCCCTTAGAGTAGATGTCAGCATGAGACCGATACTTAACAACATCAGACACTGAACGAGGGAAAGCAATCTCTTCAGGAGGAAGATTCTTGAAGTCAACACGACACTTGTCAATGAAGTCAATCACATCTTCTTCAGTTCCGTTCATCATCAGTTTGAGACCTTCTTTAATCATCGTCCGACATGGTGCCGGAGTAGAAGATTTGACTGCCTCAATACCCATCATCTTTAGTTTAGGTTCTTCATAACGAACACCTTCACTGTCCCATACGTTAAGAATGTATCGCTTCTTCGCAGTCCAGATGCCACGTTCAGCGATGTTCTCACGCTTCATAAACATCTTCTGATCGTAAGCGTTTACGTAATCCGCGAGTTCTTGGTAACAACGGTCAATATACTTTTCAAGTTCCATCTCACACACCTTATTAAGGAACGTGACAACGCCTTCAGTAGTTTTCTCTCTTCCCTTGTATACACTTTCAACCAAAGGACCCATATTAAGATAAATGGAATCGGTATCAGAAGCAATAACATAATCTACATCCTCAGTTTTCAATACCTTATTCAGGTATTTGTTCATTCGGTTCTCAATCCAGCGGATGGAGACTTGTCCAGATAAGGTGATTGCTTCGGCGTTGGCAAGTTTGTAGTAACGGAAATACTGATTACCAATAGCACCATAAGCACTATTAAGTTGAATCTTACGCGCCATTTGAATGTTGTTACATCTGGCAATTTCTTTTTCCAGTGCCTTAGTTGGGGTCTTTTCATAATCTTGCTTTGCCTGCAACATTTTCTTCTTGTAGATGGTGCGATCCTTATAGATTTTATCCATCAACTCTGGAAGGAATCCACGCTTATCCTTACGATACATTGAACCGTTGGCACAAACGGCAGTATCCTTATACAGTTCAAAATTAATCTCTTCGTTCAATATCTTATCGACGGTGACCGAAGGGTGTCTAGTATCTTGTAAGGTCTCCGGTGAGATATTGTATTGCATAATAAGATGAGGGTAGAGACTATTAAGGTCAAAACTAACCACCCAATCATACTTTCCCGGAATCGGTTCCTTGACATATGCACCTGCATACTTGGAATCTTTATCTGAACGGACAATCGGAGGAATAACAATATTCCTCTTCTTCAAATAGTTGTAGATAATGGTATCCCACATACGCACTTGTGAGAAGACATCAGCATAGTTCGCCTTAGCGTCATACGCCATAACGATTGCCAGTTCAATCAGTTTCATCTTGTCTTCCAAACGGTCAACAAGTTCCACGTCAATGATGTTGTATTCTACAAACTTTTGCCATCCATTCGTATAGAAGTCCTTGAACGTATCAAACTCGGAGTGATCCAGTTTCTTCTGTCCAAGTTCTACGCTAGCAATGTAATCCAAACGATAGGATTCCTGTGCTTTGTAAGTGAACTTCTTATAAAGATTTAGGTAATCAAGTTGCGTAATACCACCAACATCATAAGAAATGTGTTTACGACCCATGATCATGGTCTCACGTTCTGTGACAAGACCCCATGGCGAAATACGCTTCATCAACTTTTCACCAAGGATCCTATCAATACGTCGCACAAGGTACGGCATATCGTACAGTTCGCTGTTCCATCCAGTCAGAACTTCAGGAGTATTCTCCTCAATCATCCACCAGTTGATGAAGTCATTCAGGAGTTCATACTCAGTGGAGAAACCTTTATAGATGACGTTCTGCTGTTTGTTATTGAAAGGTCCTTGACCCCAGGTGCGGATCTGTTTGGTAGTATAGTCCTGCACTGTAATGAGCAAGACTTCCTCTGCAGCAGACTCAACGTCAGGGAATCCATTCTCAGACTTGACCTCAATATCAATCGTGGAGATTTTGATTTTGGTAGTATCAAACTTAATCTCTTCCTCAGGATACTTCTCAGAAATATACTGATAGATGTATCTATCGTTTCCGTAGATTTTAAAGTTTTCTACACCATCATATCGCTTGATAAACTCACGACAATCACGAACAGTTCCAGGTTCAACAGATTCAACATATTCACCTTCAAGAGTTTTGTACTTTGTTTTCTTGTTAGATGGGACAAAAAGAGTCGGGTAAAACTTCTCCCGAGTCATGAAATGATGACCATTTTCATAACCTCGGACCAAGAAGTGATCCCCGACCATTTGGACGTTCGTGTAAAATCTCATTCTGTAAGTTTCAGATACTCTTCAACAACTTCTGGGGTAGGATCTGCGATAGTCAGAATATCTTCTGACCGAATCATCAATTCCCTTTGATTTGTTGCTTGTGGCCAGGGTTCATACTTACCTTCGCCAAGGAAACGATATGGGTTGACTAGTCTACAGTTTGGATCACCAAGTTCTGCGTCAACCTCAACAACCTCACTGATGAGAACATTATCTACATCAACGAGGAGACACTTAACTGCTTTGCTCATTAACTTTTTCCAGATACATTTCAGATACAGACGACAAGGGTTCCACAATCGTTACAACCCAATCTTTAGGAACAACGATGTCATCATCAGAAGACAACAAGATCCAAGGAGAGAATACAATCTCAACGTCGTCATCGGGTGCTTCATTCTCTTCAGTCAAGAAGAGTGGTTTTTGTGTGGCAACCTTGTGCGGTTTATTTAGAAGGTATCCATGAACAACCTCATCCTGTACAAGTTCTTTGGCATCAGAAATGAGTTGCTCGCCAGACTTCAATAGGACTAATTTAACGGACATGTCAGAATATCACCTGTCGGCATTATAGCATAAAAAAGAGGGTATTGCTACCCCCTTCTTATTATGAGTATTAAGGTCTGAAAACTAACAAGAGTTTTTCTCACTGAATACTAACTAATTTTTATGAGTATTAGGAATTGAACACTTACAAGAGTGTTTCCATATGAATACTAACTAAAAGATTTGAAGATGGTTGAGTATTAGCGTGTGAAAACTAACTAGAGTTTTAGCATTTGAATACTAACGAAGACCATTCTCAACACGGAGATTATCTTCAACAATCATCTTCCGCAGTGCATACCAGATCTTTTGAGTCATCTTATCAACTTTGGTACGTGCTTTCTTTAATTGAGAGTACTCTTCATATAGCATTCCAACTTGAAAGTCTGAAGTATTCGCACTCTTTTTATCAGGATAAGCATATTCAGATACTGCACGTCTCATCCAATGTTTGTAATTAGACGCAGCAACTCCTTGATTCATGTGATAAGGTTTACATCCCAGATAATGTGCCTTGACATATTTCCAATTAGGAACTAATCCTAAATCTGGACGTACACGTAGATCACCATTGGGACGAAGAATAGAGTGGACCAAAGTGTAAATGCGATTAGGAACATCAATTTTGATATTTCCTTTTTTATCAAACTTTAAACCAATAGCATGAATCAACTCCATGTCTCCACCAAGATACTCAGTCAGTCTAAGTGCATACTTTTTGATCCACTTTGATACTTCGTCTTCATAATCAATTTTCTTACTAAAACCATATTCACATGTTTTAGCAATATTAATATCTTCGTTAGATTGTTGAATATAATCGAAGATGGATGAATTTTCTTCTTGAAAGGTTTTTAGTTTAGTTGGAATAAACTCTTTCAAAGAATTAAAAGCTTTCTCATCTTCCAATAGAAAACTTGCAATTGCTCTAGTATCTGCCTCATCGGTTTTAGCATCTGCTTCCACACCAGCAAGTTTTCTTGCTTTTGGTGTAGATTTTTGAGGAAACAATAAGATAGTGATTCCTTTCCTATCTGCATTTTCTTTTAACTCTTCCAATTGATCAAAGTTAAAAGGTTGTGCAAGAGTTAATCTATGCGATTCTCTTAAATGAGCACATTCAACAACTAAAGTATCTCCCTTCTCAAGTCCTGAAATATTCAGGTTAATAAGGTTTTCTTGTGGTAGTTTTCCATGAAACTTGTCATTACCACTATCATAAACATGGACTTTTCCTTGTCCAACGTCTGCTGTAAACAAATTCATTTTTTTAATTAATAAAGGACAACTTATAAAAATAACGAACAAGTATTAGTTGTCTGAAGACTAACAAGAGTCTTACATCTTGACTACTGATTCAATTCGTTATCTGAAAATTATAAGACAAGAAATAAATCTTGTCAAGTATTATGCGGTGAATACTAACAAGAGTATTACAGTTTGAATACTAATAAGTATTTCTTCGGTAAGTATTATGAAGTGAATACTAACAAGAGTATTTCAGGGTGAATACTGATTGACCCGAAGACTGATATTATATCGTAAAAAAAGAGGGGCGTCAACTGGATTTTGCCAGTTGCCCCCCCTGCGGCGACGATATTCTCTAATATTTAGAGATAGTCTTTCCTTTGATGATGATCTGGGACAACTTTTCCTAAGTCAATAGTCAGTAACCCATCCTCAAAAGTAACTGATCTAACTTCCGTTTCATCGCTGAGGGTCCAAGATCTTGTGAATGATCTTTGAGCCATTCCTCTATGAACATAAGTTCGTTCGGTCTCAGCATCTCCTTTTTTTCCATCGACAAAAAGTTTACCGTCTTGTGTGTAGACATTAATTTCTTCCTTTTTAAAACCTGCAAGTGCTAGTTCTAAGCGGTATTCTACGTTGCTTAGTTGAACTAGGTTGTATGGCGGATAGTTAGTTTGCGTCTCGTGCAGCGTCCCAAGACGGTCAAAGTAATTATCCATGCCGATACTGTACCTATTTATACGGTCCATCAGCTCAGGCAGATCCTTCGTATGAAACTTCATTAAGTTCCCCATGGTTATTAGCTCCTATAAAAGCGAGTTTGTATTGTGTGATCCCCGAAGGCAATCACACATATTTATAGCACGCTTTTAAAAATTAGGAGTTCGGTTTACCGATATTTCTTTAATCTACTCCAAGTTGTTGATTCCGTTCTCGTTCCTACTCCCGATCCTCTCCTATTTTTCCTTCTGTTTGGATTAGTTCCAACAGCACTTGATGCTTGTGAGGCAAGAGATGACGCTTGAGATCTAGATCCCCTAGCACCGCCAGAGCGATAAGTTGTTGTTCCTAAAGGAAGACCACCTTGCCCACCTCTACGTCCTGAGGATGAGGAAGATCCACCCGCGTCACTATAATCTGCTTTTTCAGCATCCTCACGTCTCTTGTCTCGGTCATTCAACCATTTCATTTGAGCGTCTTGTGCTGCAAGAATTTGCTTCTGCAACTCTTTAGCTGCTGCTGTATAAATTATTCTTCTGTTATAACCAATTGCATTTGCCATATTAGTAGTATCTACATATCCTTCTTCACCAGGACCAATAATTTCCACCCTCTTAACCGACTTACCTTCTCGTCTAAGTTTTTCCATTTTTGCGCCAAGTTCAGCCAAGAGTTTTGAATATGGATCTTCCTCATTGTCTATTTCATCCAATGCATCTTGTCTCGCCTGATTTGCAGCATCTTGTTTATCATTATAATCTTGTAGTGCATCATTAAATGCATTTTCTTGTTCCGCTCTTTTAGCAGCAAGTGCCTCTTCTTCAGCAGTTTGTGCATCATTTAGAGCGTTAAGTTTATTCATGAGAGATGCTGGTGCTTGTTGTCCAGAAAACTCAGCATATTGACGTTCTATTGGCGCACGCAACTTATTATACTTATCAGCAATTTTGTTAGTTGCATCAGAATACTGTCGATCATTCATTCCAGTGTATCGGGGTTCACCTGTTTTGGGGTCGGATGCAAATCCCTTGTTTGCTTGAGAACCCCGTATATCAGACATCTTACCCGCTCTACGAGCAGCATTTGCTTTATCCTGTGCTGCTTTGATTTGAGTATCAGTCATGCCTCCATCTGAACCACGTTGACCGACAGAATTGGCGTTTGCACTATTACTTCTAGGAACAACATTACCATCAGAAGTTGAGAATGATGAACGACCTGCACCACGTCCTGATGTGGGAGTAACAGTAGAGGGAGATCCCATAAAAGGTCTTCCCAGTGCATCATACGCGATTTGACCACCAAGTGCTGCCCATCCAGCTGGACCAGGAATTGCGGTTGCTGCACCCAATGCTGCACCAAAATAATCACCTTGTGAGGATCTTTGAGCGACATCAGCACCAGCAAGAATTGCATTAGCACCAGGAATTAACCTACTTAATAATCTAGATGCCTTAGTGCTTGATTTCGTCGCTGCCCTTGCTAAATCATCAGCAGAAGCTCTTACTGCCTGTGGACCACCTTTAGGAATTTGAATTTCGGGTGTTCCCGAATAACCCCTACTAACTACAGATCCAAATGGATTTTTTATACCTCGCATTCCTTTTTTAGGAGTAGGTTGCACAAAATAATCTCCAGCCTTTTTTCCAAAAGGTGTTCCTCTAGTTAGTTGATTAGTATCTTGATACATTCTTCCAACATTTATCTCTCCAGGACTCATTGTTTGTAGAGGTGTTCCGTAATTTCTACCCGGAACAATCCTCTGAAGTTTCATATTAGAACGGAAATTCGGGTCATAATTTACACCTGATGGCAATCCTGTTATCATCTGACCACCAGGAGCGTATCTAATATTATCTGTTACAGATCTAGCAAGTCTACCAATAATATTTGGATTTATAGGAGCTTGACCATTTTTAGCAAGATTGTCTTGCCTTACTTGATTAGCAGCACTTGCTAAATCAGAAAAACTTATACCAGTAGCAGAAGGAGCAAGAGTGCTTGGATTAATAGCACCACCCTGCCTCTGTGTAGTCGATCCTAATGATCTACCACCTTGTCCTCTCATACGCTGCGGAGCAGCAGCCTGATCTTCTCTTCTTGCTGCCACTGCAGCATCAGACATATCAGGAGGAAGAGGAACACCTCCTGTCGCGCCAGGGCGACCGTCTTTGTATGAATAGTTGTACCCATATTGTCTTGACCCAGCAGCAGATTGAACCCTAGCATTCATCAAAGGAAGATATGGATATGCCTCCTGAGAAGCATCAAGTTGTTTATTGATAGGTCTTTGTTTTTCTAACTTGACAATCTGTATATTGAGTGCATTTTGTTCTTTCCTAAGAGAATCAAATTTTTTACTGTAAGCATTATAATGATCTTCAACTTTTTTTAAGTGTGAGTCTGATTGACTTTGATATTCAGCATCTAATGCATCAAGTTCTTTTATACGAGCATTATTATATTCATAATATTTGTCGCGAGCTGCGTTTATCTCTGACACTGAACCACCACGGTTCATTATTTGTACATATGGACGCTGTTTCTCGCTCCATTTCTTGCTGATCTCTTTCTTTCTATCAGAATATTGATCGTATGTCATCCCCGTATATTCGGGTTCAAACTCCTGTTGTTCTGAACTAAGATTGGATATTTTTTGATCAAGTTGTTTTATCTGTTCTTCTAACTTTCTTATCTCAGCATCAATTCTTTCATCTTCTTCTTGGTCTTTCTTTCTCTGAATATTTGCAAGTGGTGGTGCATAACCTTGCAGACCCAATAGATTGAAAGCAGGTGCAGGAACTTCTAATGTATCACCAAATCCAAAATCAATTGTAGCCGTCTTTGGAGTTCCTTCAACCCCACCAAGACCCGTAACATGAAGTAATGTTGAATTATCAACTGTAGATACAAATGTTGTTCCAGTTGAGTTAGCAATAGAACCTGCTACAGGTGTCCAGTCACTCTCTTGAAGTTGTGTTTCTTTTCTCCAATCAGACTTAAAAGGTCTTGCTATTTCTTCTATTTGTTTTCTTTCTGCTTCTGCTTCTTGCAACTCCTTCATTTTTAGAGCAGCACGTTCTTTCTGCTCATCAACCTGCCTTTGACGAGTTCTTTTAAAATCTTTATTTCCTACGTGACGTAATATCCTGCTCATTAAAAAAGGAGGTCTATAACCTCCTTATATTTATTCAGTTTCTTCAGTCTTCTTTTTCTTAGCACCAATATTATACTTGGTCTCAAGAATCCAATCCTGCTTATCCTTGTATGCCAACACTTTGATCTGGTTCAGTGGGGCAATCTGTTGGATTTTTTCTACGTCCACAATCTCTACCAGACCCCAGTCTGCAAGAAGTTGTGCGATACGATTACGACGCTGGACATCATTCAACGTCAGGTTGGCGTGCTTACCATCAAGGGCAAACAACTCTTTGAAATGCACCAGATAATATCTACCCTGCTTATGCAGAATATGACATGACTGATAAATCTTCTTCTCTTTCCTAGAAGCGACTCCAATACGAGTCAGAGTTTCACGCACTTTCAAAAAGTCATCAGGTTCTCCAAGAACCACTTCAACCATTTGTTCGGGCGACCACTTCACTTCAGGTTCTTGAACGACACTCATCTTGTTCCTCCAGTATCAAATTTTGATTTAATAAATGTAAGTTGTTCTTTTGTCAAGATCCGTAGTGCTTGCTTTGCCTTCTCATTACTATAACCATAATGACGTTTGACATAATCAAGGTCTTTGATCTTATCTTGTCGGAGCCAGGGAGAAAACCTCTTCTTTTTCCTCAGACTATTTAGATAAAAATCATATTGCATTTTCTTCGGAATGCTGTTATGAATGTTCATCTCATTCGCAAACATAATACAGTCCAAATGACCAGAGAAACAACGATTGACAATATAAGGAGGATACTCTTTTTCAAGAGTGGGATCTTCATCAAGCAAGTTCTTTTTGGTCTGATTGATTGAGTTCAGCCAGTCCTTTAAGTCCATAGTTAAAAAGTAGAAGTTCTTTACGTTGTTTTTGATCTCGCATATACTCACCTACGGAACGCATCGTGTAGGTAAGGTCAAATTCCCCTGCATTCCATTCTTTAAATCGGTCTTTAACCAACTGGTCGGCATTGTAACTGATAAGGCAATCCATAGAGCAAGTATCACAATCTGAGGCAAAACGATCATGATCGAATCCCTTGTGCATAGCTCCCTTTTTACCGTAGAGATTATCTTTGATGTCATAAGGAGGGTCCAAATAAATGAAAGCAGATTTCTCCGAACCTTCATCCAAAAGTTTGTCGTAGGAAAGATTAGTGATTTCCCAGTTTTTGATGATTTGAGAATATCCAGGCAGTTTATCTATTCCTCGCATTGAGAAGTTTGAATCAGATGCCTGGGCAGAAAAGGATGAGGACTCAGTGAGACCAGAAAAAGAGCACTTGTTAATAATGTAAAAACTAACGGCACGATGAAAGGGTTCAGTCCGTTTGGTTTCATGATTCAAATACTCCTTTGCTTCCAAGAACAATTGCTTTGCAGATACTGGTTCAGGATGACGATACTTCAACTGATTAAGTTCATCACGCATCTTCTGCCCATCACTCTGCAGAGTCTTCCAGAAGTTGACCAGAGGTTCATACAGGTCATTTACCCAAACCTTGACAGTCGGATACTTCTTAGTGACGTGAATTGCTACACTGCCACCACCGAGGAATGGTTCACGATACTCATCATACTCCCGAAGGTCAGGGAAGTATTGGTCCATCTTGGTGCAGGCACGGGACTTGCCACCAGGATAACGGAGAGGTGTCTTGTACGCTTTCATCACAGAATCTCCTGAAGATTGTCAAGGATTTCAGCAGAGGTAATCTTCTTCTCTGCTGGTTTGATATCTTTAGCGAGCATGGTAAAGTCTCCAGGCAGAAACTTGACCTTTGCTGTAGGTGACTTAGGAGTGTAGTAAATACGCTTTTCTACGGTCTCCCAATCGGTAATTCCAAGTGCCATAGACCCAGTGTCCACAAGCAGCATGTAATCAAAAGTTTTTTCAATTACTTTGTTATCAGACTGAAAGTTCTTAAGAACGATGGATGATGTAGATCCATTCTTGTTAAACATCTTAAGTTTTCCCTTCATCTCATAGTTGACATTATCTTCAGAAGTAAAGTCAACGCCATCTTTGTAATCACCCACATATTGAAGTTGACCACCGCTCCACTTGGCAAAGGACTTTTCCTGTAACCAAGTGCGGATGGTCTTGAAGGCGTTTGATTTCATTTGAGTTGTATTGGTGGCATTTACGCAACCAAAGAACTCTTCAAGGTTGATCCGACTAATGTCAAGATTCGGTTTCATAATCAGGTTCGTTGTATTTCAAAAATTCCCAGAAGGTCAATTTCATTTCCTTCTGAGTCATCCCACAGTTCTTAGCGGCTGTGGGCAAGTTCATTGTAGCACGGAAAAGCGCCAAGTTGGACTCTTTTACGTTTTCAGGTGTAGTCTTCACATTTGGTTCCATCAACTTGGACTTATCAATTTTAAGAAGACTCATAGCATGTCTCCATAGGGTGTGCCATCTTTATGAAGGAGAACTCCATCAACCTTATTCAATAGTTCCTGCATCCCCCCATAGAGAATACGATATCCGCTTCCCACATACAACTGACCCAAGACAACAGCAATAGTTGCAGTACCCCAGAAGACGTAATAAAACCTAGACTTAACTTGTGCTCTTAGTTTTGTTTTCATAGTACCAATTTCTTATTAGGTGCCTGAATGACAGAGAACATACTTTGATACTGTTCTTCAATCTGATCTTGCGTATCTGCAATATACACAATATACTTTTTAGTAATTTCAAGTTCCTCATCTTTACCTTTAAGAAGAGGAGACCAAGGAGCAAATCCCATTTGACCATTACCAGCAGGAACAGCAACGATAGGATTACAGATGACTACAGAGTCATCTTTTTCTTCAATCAAGTCTGCAACGACATCTTCGCCAGACCACATACGCATCAGTTTAACATTCATTTGAATTCACACTCCACCATTAGTTCAGTAAGACAAGCAAGCATATTTATCTCCTGGTCTGCTACGAACGCTCCCTGATACTGATACTTAGCGAGAACAAGGACAGCAGCAGGAATAGAAGCAGGAACCAAGGATTCGTAGCAAGCGTCATAAATACGACGCAAAAGTACAGTAGTATCATTGTCCAGATTACCAACGATCCACTTTCGCACTTCAGCAAAGTTTTTATCCTTGAGATTCTTGACCAGTTCATTTACAGCAACATCAGAGAACGAAGCGAGAATACCCGCATCAATTTTACCACTTACAGAATACCTCTGAACTTCATTCAATACACGACGCCAATCGGGGAAGTGCTTATTGATGAGTTCTACCAGGACCTTGTTATCATATTCAATGCCTTCTGAATCCAAGATTTCTTGGATTCGCTTGAAGAACTGAGCGGCAATGGACTGTCGGTCTTTTC